TCTTCATATCTTTGAACCTCTGGAGTACGCATATCATAGGAACCAGTTCCATAACTCCAAGCTTCAACAACTTCAGGTGCCACATAAAGTGGAACCTTGATTACCGGAGGTAATGGCAAGGGAGCAATCACTCTGCGCAGAGTGCGCTTGTTTCTTTGTGCCCACTCCCTTGCTTTCAACTGCACATCGGAGTAAGGAATCTCCTCTACATCCTCAATTGGTTTGACCAGGTCAAGCACTTGATTAGTAACGATGCTAGCAACAATATGATGCTGGCCTCTACTATGCGCCCGTTTAGCACGCTTAAACTTGCGATGATCATAACCGAACGTACCGTCGAATATTTGGCCGCCGATTTCATAGTAACTCGCCATATCGACTACTTCCTTCGGTATTTTTTTCCTTTGGTGTGAAACACACACTTTGCTTGGCCCTTGAGCGCAGATGCTTTACAACGTCCTCTTTTGGTTTGAGCCCTACATTGTGGCATCATGAACACACTCCACTGGAATAAGTCCATGCTTGGTTAAGCAGGCCAGTGGTGTATAGGAGAATGGTTACTACCATGGCTTCTATCCTATTCTCTTTGATTAACTGCATAATACGTGCAGATTTTGTAACGGTACATATGTCCTCAGCCACTGGTGTCATATTCACATATCCCCCATTGGTTCTGCGAGATAACCTCGATGGCTACCAGGTACTAAATCAACCTGAATAGCAAGATTGTGGGCAATACTTTCCACACTAACGTTGTGATCAATGCGAATGAGACCACAAGGGAAGTTACCTCCTTTCGCATAGGTACTGCCTCCAATTGTAGTGCCACCATAACTAACCAAATCATGAACCATGGAACTTGGTAGTTGATTAGCCCCGCCAGGATAATGGGTGTCAACGACTGAACCATCATTCTCGAATGGATAAGGAGGTAGATCATACCCACTTACCTCTTGAATAATGAACCCGTCAGAATTCCCGCCGTCAACGTTGACATTCATACCGGTCATCCAATTTTGTGCGAGAGAACCTCCCACATCATCCAAATCACCAGGAGTGTTTGGGTCGCTTTCCGATGGCAATGCCCTCGATGCTGCATATCCATGCACAAGCGAAACAGCATTCTGAGCTGTTACTGGAGAAATACCAGGATAATTATCTCCTACACCTACAACGTTGTGGGCAACACTGCCCCCATTTGCTAGTTTCAATCTAATATTTGCGGGCAAATACTCGCCAGGAACAGCGACTGTCCCATCCCGAGAAATCGGTCTGAGATTATTCGTGAAACCAGCGTTGTGGTGATCGGCATCTAGGAAGATCTTGAAGTCCAAAAATCGGCCTTTCACGTCTTCGTCGTCGTCCCCAAATGCCGTGTTAATTCGCTCTTGCCACGATTTCATGCCTTTCGTCCAGGCATTCTTGAATACCCAAGTACTGGGTAATTTGCTAACCGTGACAGATCCAATAATTGAGGCTCCCCCAACTGGTTGGGCCGTAACAAGCTTGAATCCCGCAACTGCCCAATTCAAACCTTGACGGTAAAACCTGCGATTTAGTAGTGAAGCACATTCAGACAAATCGATATACGATGTTGTTGTATTGTTGGGATCAACAACAGGTGTGCTTAGCACTAACGTCATCTCAGAGGGCTCAATATTAGGGGTGGTACGGGTTCGTTTCTTTGCCATGCACTGCATGGTATCGAACCCGGTTTTTATAGATTACTCCACACCACCCCTACGAAGACTGTGGCTAAAGTGACTCGACCGACCCTCCTACTGGTCAATCTCCTCATCTTCGTGCCTCTCCACCGGAGGTGAGAGTCTAAAAATTTATCCTGTTTCTGTATCCTCTAGGCGGGCAAAAAAGCCCATTTCCTCGAGTTCCGATGTCCAAAATTCCCTCGGATCAATAACAGGTTGCACATATTCGATGTATTTGGTGAAAAACCAATGATGACGATTGCATTTTATGCAGTATCGTTTCTCCATCTCATAAGATAAATGGTCAGGTTTCATGGGGCCACAGACGCGTGCCCAAGCACAAGATAGTGCAGGCAAATTCTGTTTCAATACCCCAAAACGCTTCTCATGTCTGTGATGCATCAATTACCACCAAGGGCAACTGCATCTTCCTGGGCCTGCATTGCATCTAGGACACCAGTCAGGACTGATCACATTCCATTGGATAACATAAGTTTCCATCACGAATCCCCCTTAATACAACGGGAGCATTCGCATTTCGTTTTAATTACTCTTTCTTGCGAAAATGTACCGTCCCATGGTATATTCTTCCATTTCCCGGCGATTTTCACTCTAATGACTTTGCTTGCCATGTATACAAGTGTATACACGACCGCTTATTATTCTTCTTCATTAGATGCTTGTGCCATTTCTTGTTGACGGAGGTCTAACAAGCACCAACACTCAAAACATATCCTGAGAGTTGAATCGAGGATGTCGATTTCGCCACACTCTTGGCACTTTGCTTCCTGATCGATATTGCCAGGATGAATCATATTATCATCCCACCAGAACCGCCATAATGGACGCTTTCTTCATATCTTTGAACCTCTGGAGTACGCATATCATAGGAACCAGTTCCATAACTCCAAGCTTCAACAACTTCAGGTGCCACATAAAGTGGAACCTTGATTACCGGAGGTAATGGCAAGGGA